TTCTCTCTTTATCCCAATGGAGTGGAACTACGAAGGATTTATTGATGAATACGGACATCCAGTCTTTAATAGTCCAAGTGATGATGTTTTCGGACCAGACGGTGAACTAATAGATTACGGTATAATAGATCACTGGCAAAACGAAGCTGATGGTTTGAAAAACGATCAAGACGCGTTAAACGAGTTTTACAGACAGTTTCCAAGAACTGAAGAACATGCGTTTAGAGATGAAGCAAAAAATAGTATATTTAATTTAGTTAGAATATACGAACAAATAGATTATAACGAAGGTGTTAAACACAATGTTAGTGTTGGTAATTTTCAATGGCTAAACGGTATAAAAGATACAAATGTAATATTTTATCCAGATCCAAAAGGTAGATTTAATATTAGCTGGGTACCTCCTTTAAACTTACAGAATAAAATTATATTAAAAAATGGAATCAAATACCCTGGCAACGATCATATGGGCGCTTTTGGCTGCGACAGCTACGATATTAGCGGTACTGTAGATGGAAAAGGTTCAAAAGGTGCTTTACATGGTCTAACTAAGTTTAGTATGGAAGATGCACCGCCAAACCACTTTTTCTTAGAATATATAGCAAGACCACAAACAGCTGATATATTTTTTGAAGATGTGTTAATGGCATTAGTGTTTTATGGTATGCCGTTACTTGCAGAAAATAACAAACCAAGATTATTATACTATTTACGAAGACGTGGTTATCGAGGTTATAGTATGAATCGTCCTGATAGATCTTGGAACAAGCTATCAACAGCTGAAAAAGAAATAGGTGGTATACCAAATACTAGCGAAGATATAAAGCAAGCACATGCTGCTGCTATAGAAATGTATATACAACAACACGTTGGACATATTAAAGAAGGTGTTTATGGTAATATACATTTTAATAAGACTTTAAATGATTGGGGTAAATTTGATATAAACAAACGTACAAAGTTTGATGCAACAATTAGTAGCGGTTTAGCTATTATGGCTTGTAATAGACACTTGTATAGACCAAACAATATAAAAGAAAAAACAAAATTAAACATAAGTATTTCTAAGTATAGAAACATTGGTAATACTTCACAAATAATAAAATAAATATGGGATATTCTAATAGTTATTTTCCAAAACAAACAGTTAGTGATGCTGAAAAGTTAAGCTATGATTACGGGTTGAAAGTAGCAAAAGCTATAGAAACAGAGTGGTTTAATGAAGACTATAATAACAATAGATATAAAAGCAACTACAACGACTTTCATAGGTTAAGACTATATGCTAGAGGCGAGCAATCAATACAAAAATATAAAGATGAATTATCTATCAATGGTGATTTATCTTATTTAAACTTAGACTGGACACCTGTACCTATTATACCTAAGTTTGTAGACATTGTTGTTAACGGTATGGCTCAAAGAACTTACGATATAAAAGCTTTTTCACAATCACCTAATGGTGTTGAAAAAAGAACTAAATATATGGAAAGTATAATTAGTGATATGGAAATGAAAGAGTTTAATGATGAAGCTGAAGAAAGATTTGGTATTAATTTAAGAGAAAGTAACGTTAAAGAATTACCAGAAACAACTGAAGAATTACAACTGCACATGCAGTTAAATTACAAACAGTCAATAGAAGTAGCTCAAGAACAAGCGTTAAACGTTTTATTTGAAGGTAATAATTACGAGTTAATTAAAAAACGTTTTTATTACGATTTAACTGTATTAGGTGTTGGTGCTGTAAAAACTGATTTTAATACTTCTGAAGGTGTTACTATAAAATATATAGACCCTGCTAATTTAGTTTATTCTTATACTGATTCACCTTATTTTGAAGATTTATATTACGCTGGTGAAGTTAAAAACATACCAATAAACGAACTTGCAAAAGAGTTTCCGTTTTTAGAAGAAAATGATTTGCAAGAGATTTTAAATAAATCTTCTTACTATAGAAGTAATAACAATAGAAATAGATATAACTCAAACAAAGAAGATAATAATAAAGTTCAAGTTTTATATTTTAATTATAAAACGTATATGAATGAAGTTTATAAAATAAAAGAAACTGGTACTGGTGCTTTTAAAATAATACAAAAAGACGATACTTTTAATCCACCTGACGATAAACAAGGTAGCTTTGATAAACTACAAAGAGCAGTTGAAGTTTTATACGAGGGTGCTTTAATACTTGGCACAAACAAATTGTTAAAGTGGGAAATGGCTAAAAACATGATGCGTAGTAAAAGTGATTACAATAAAGTAAAAATGAATTACTCTATAGTAGCGCCTAGGATGTATGATGGTAGAATAGAAAGTCTAGTTAAACGTATCACTGGCTTTGCTGATATGATACAGCTTACGCATTTAAAACTACAACAAGTAATGTCGCGTATGGTACCTGATGGTGTTTATTTAGACGCTGATGGTTTAGCAGAAGTTGATTTAGGTAACGGTACAAATTATAATCCACAAGAAGCTTTAAACATGTTCTTCCAAACAGGTAGTGTTATTGGTAGGTCATTTACACAAGATGGTGATATAAATCCTGGTAAAGTACCAATACAAGAAATAACTAGTGGTAGTGGCGGTAATAAAATGCAAGCTCTTATAGCTAATTATAATTATTATCTACAAATGATTAGAGATACTACTGGGCTTAATGAAGCTAGAGACGGTACTATGCCAGATAAAAACGCTTTAGTTGGTATACAAAAAATAGCTGCAGCTAATAGTAATACAGCTACTAGACACATATTACAATCGGGTTTATTTTTAACAGCTGAAACAGCTGAAAAAGTTTCTCTTAGAATATCAGATATATTAGAGTATTCACCAACCGCAGATGCTTTTGTTCAAGCTATTGGAGCTCATAACGTTGCTACTTTAGATGAAATAAAAGAATTACATTTATATGATTTTGGAATATTTATAAATCTTCAACCAGATGAAGAAGAAAAAGCTATGTTAGAAAATAATATTCAAATGGCTTTACAACAAAAAAATATAGAGCTTGAAGATGCTATTGATATTAGAGAAATAAAAAATATAAAACTAGCAAATCAACTTTTAAAAATAAGAAGAAAGAAAAAGCAAAATGAAGATAGACAGATGCAGCTTCAAAACATACAAGCGCAAACGCAGTCTAATACACAAGCCGCGCAAGCCGCTGCGCAAATAGAAGTTCAAAAAAATCAAGCTATTGTTCAAAACGAAGCTCAAATGCAACAATTAAAAGCTCAAATTGATTCACAAAAAATGCAACAAGAAGTAGAATTTAAAAAAGAACTAATGGCTTTAGAGTTTCAATATAACATGCAGTTAAAAGGCGTTGAAACTGAAGGTATGAAAAATAGAGAAAAAGAAAAAGAAGATAGAAAAGATGAAAGAACTAAAATACAAGCTACACAACAAAGTGAGCTTATAGATCAAAGAAAAACAGGTAAACCACCTAAAAACTTTGAGTCTACAAGTAATGATATACTTAGTGGAGATTTTAGTTTAGGATCTTTTGATCCTAGATAAACTTATTAATTATTATTATATTATATTATGGCAAAAAAACAAGAAACAGATAATGTTACTAAGGTAGATCTTAGTGCAAAAAAAGAAACAACAGATGATAATATCATCAAAGTAGATTTAAATAACCCACCAAAAAAACAAGAAGATGCCGTTCCAGAGCAAAGCACAGATGAGGTTCCTGTACGCGACGAATCCGAAACTAGCGAAAAAGTACTCGAAGAAAACGTCGAAGCAACAGATGAAAAACCTGCCGGAGAAGGTGAAAAACCCGATAACGTTCAAGATGAAAAACCCGTTATTGAAGAAATAACAGGGGAAAAAGTTGAAGAGCAAGTTGAAGAATTAGTTGAAGAAACTAAAGAAGCTATAGCTGAAGCTCAAGAAACAGGTAAAGAGTTACCAGAAAACATACAAAAACTTGTTGATTTTATGGAAGAAACAGGTGGTGATATAAATGATTATGTACGTATAAATCAAGATTACACTAATTATGATGACAATAGCGTGCTAAGAGAATATTATAAGCAAACAAAAAAACATTTAACTGATGATGAAATTAGTTTTATGATGGAAGACACGTTTGCTATAGATGAAGAAGAAGATACTGAAAGAGATATAAAAAGAAAAAAATTAGCGTTAAAAGAGCAAGTTGCCAGCGCTAAAGCCTACTTAGACGGGCAAAAGTCTAAATACTATAAAGAAATTAAAGCTGGTTCAAGGTTAACGCCTGAACAACAAAAAGCTTGGGATTTTTTTAATAGATATAACAAAGAGTCAGAAGCAAATGAAAAAATAGTAAAAAAGAACTCTGATATTTTTACACAAAAAACTAATCAAGTTTTTAACGACAAGTTTAAAGGTTTTGAATATAACGTCGGTGATAAAAGATATAGGTTCAATGTAAACAATGCTGATGAAATAAAGACAACTCAAAGCGATATAAGTAATTTTACTAAAAAGTTTTTAGATAAAAATTCTGCTTTAAAAGACGCTACAGGTTATCATAAATCTTTATTTACAGCTATGAATGCTGATGCTATTGCTAAACACTTTTACGAACAAGGTAAAGCTGATGCTATGAAGGATAGTATTGCTAAATCTAAAAATGTTGACATGTCACCAAGACAAGCTTTTAATGAAGTTGAAACAGGTGGTATTAAAGTAAAAGTATTAGGTAATAATTCTTCTGATTTTAAGTTTAAAATTAAAAACAATAAATAACAATTAAAAATTTAAAATTATGGCAATTACTGCAGGAAGTTTGTTAAATACAGTGCCAGCTACACAGCAACAAGCACTTTCAACAAACTATTTAGATCTTGCGTCAACCGCTAATGAAGGTTGGGCGCAACAATACGTGCCAGACTTGATGGAAAAAGAAGCTGAGGTTTTCGGACCTAGAACAATTTCTGGTTTTCTTGCTCAAGTTGGTGCAGAAGAGGCTATGACGGCTGATCAAGTCGTATGGTCTGAACAAGGTAGATTACATTTATCTTACAAAGGAACAGTACAAACAAAAGCTGGTGGTACTGTAGTTAGTGGTGGTATTATTGATATTGATACTGATATTGATGGTAACTCTATGGACAAAATCCACGGTATTAGAGTTAACGATACAGTTATCGTTGCTGGTAGCGCTGGTGTTGTAAAATGTTTAGTAACTGAAGCTATTAGAGGTACAGCTACAGCTAATGCTTATATTGAAGTAGCTCCTTATGGCGTAGCTTCTTTAGACGCTGCTGGATTTGAAGATGCTGATGCAATTACTGTATTAGTTTATGGTTCTGAGTTTCAAAAAGGTGTAGGTTATTCTTTATCTTCAGATGTTGCTACAGCTACAGCTACTGAAAACTCTAGACTAGCTAACGAACCATCTTTTAAGTCATTTACTAACAAACCAATTATCATGAAAGATTACTACGAAGTATCAGGTTCTGACGCTTCTAGAATTGGTTGGGTTGAAGTTTCTACTGAAGCTGGACAATCAGGTTATTTATGGTACTTAAAAGCTGAAGCTGATACAAGAGCGCGTTTTACTGATTACATTGAAATGGCAATGTTAGAAGCTAAAACTGGTGGTATTACTGATGATGGATCTGTAAGTGGTATTGTTACTGTAGAAGATTTAACTGAAGATGCTTTTTCAGCTAATGGTGATGTAAGAACAGGTACTCAAGGTTTATTCGATGCTATTGAGCAAAGAGGTAATTTAACTTCTGGGGTAACTGGTGTTAACGCTGCTACTGATTTAGCTGAGTTTGATGCTATCTTAGCTGAGTTTGATAAGCAAGGAGCTATTGAAGAATATATGATGTTTGTTA